GGGCTTATCGTTAGTGTTGAGCGCCATGAACAATCCATTCAAGACAGTAAGCTTGGGGGTAAGCCTGCCATAGCCGATCCAACCGCTAACCTTAGCCCAGCGGCAAAGCTGGTGCTTGATTATCTGGAAAACGGCCTGACGCACAGCGAAATAGCCAAACTCATGGGCACCACAAGGCAAGCCGTGGGCGATACAATGCGCAGATATGGGATTACCCGTAAACAATTGTCTAAATTCCGCAAAAGGCCTGTTGACCTATAGCGAAACAGTTGTTAAGTGATATATATTAATATCCAAATGAAAGGCTTATTATGATTAAGATTGAAACCAAGTCCGTGCTGTTTAGATTGCGCGAAGATGTAGACGCAGGAATGGAAGTTTACAAATCTATTACCCGCATGAGCAAGAGCGCAATTGCAGAGATTGCCATTCGCGAGTTTTTGGACAGCAAAAATATTGTCCTTGGCCAACCAAGGGCTGACTGATGGTTAATGGTCGAAATAAGGGGGCGAGTTTCGAGCGCGAAATGGCGCAAGATTTAGAGCGCGAGCTTTCCAAAGAGCTTTACCTTGAACTTGGCCAAAGGATCACATTTAAGCGCGACTTGGAGCAATACCGCGCATCAGACCATGGCGACCTAATTGCAAGCGATAGCGACTTTCCATTCATACTTGAGTTAAAGCGCTACAAGGATGGCCCCATTGGCGGGCAAGAGGCTTGGTGGCAGCAATGCGTAAGGGCCGCTACAGCCGCAAAAAAACTGCCGTGCCTAATTTACAAGTATGACCGCAAGCCTGTCAGGTTTGTCATAGAGGTTTGTGCAGCGTATGAGGCAGGATACAAATTCAAGTATGAACCGCCAGAAAGTGGACGGCTTGAGATGGATTTACCAACATTCTGTTGGACAGCAAGGGAGCTAATGTAATGACAACGCACATCGACATGGAAATGGAAAACAGTGATTACCATGACAAAGAACAACACCCACACATAAGCAGCAGCGACATTAAGACTATTGCGCAGACCTCTGTTTTGCATTGGGCAATCAAGCAAAGTAAGCCGCGCAAAGAAACGCCTGCAATGCGCATGGGTTCAGCTATTCATGGAATGATATTAGAGCCGCATAAGAATGAGTTTATGCGTGGCCTACCTAATCGCGTAAAGCGCAAGGAATGGGCTGAGATGGAAGAGGCCGCAGAGCGCAAAGGTAAAATCTTGCTCACTGAGGGCGAATATGATGATGCTCAATTCACCGCAGATGCGGCATTAGATACCTGCGAGTTTTTGCACAATATGACCACAGCGCCAAACTTTTGCGCAGAGGCCAGTATATTTACAGAATGCGACCGCACAGGTTTAGACATTAAGTGCCGCCCAGATGGATGGCTTATGCCGCAAGCGGAAGGTGAGCAGGGCGTTTTAATTGACATCAAGACAACCACCGCTGAAACGCCAGAGGCTTTCGAGCGCGAAATCAGACGCTACGATTATGCAATCCAAGCGGCGTTTTATCTACACACCATGAAGTGCGCAGATTTCCCGTGCAAAGCATTTTACTTTGCTGCAGTGCAGAAGGAAACGGGCATAACTACGCTGCACCTGCTAAGCGAATTATACCTCAAGCACGCTGAAAAGCGCATGTTTGCGGCAATGGATAAACTCATTCACGCTCGTGAGACTGAAGAGTTTACAACTGGATGTGGAGAGGTAAACATCGTCCACCTCCCATCTTGGCTAGAAGAAGAAGAAGAACTGGACGAAACACCATTTTAACGAAAGGCAATAAAATGAAAATTCTAAGCAATGGCGATGTTCTGTTTGAAGGCGTAAAAGCGCTATATCCCAGAATTAACCGCACATACAAATTCGACAGCGTGGACAATAAAACTGTGCCGTGCGATGCGATGGATGATGGTGCGGCCTATGAAACAAGTTTTGAGCTGACTAAGGCCGAAGCCATAGAAATGCACAAACAATGCATGGCCGTATTTAAAGAAGCGGCCAGCGCCGACACCAAGCGCAAGTGGAAGGATAAGCCGCAATACTTGCCCTACAGGGAGCCAGCGGAAGAGGGGCAACCCTTTGTCGGCAAAGCTAAACTTAAAGGTGCTTATGGTACTGAAAAGACAAAGCCACCCCTGCAAAAGGATGCTGAAAAGAACGCTTTGCCAGATGACTTCCAACTGACATCGGGCAGCACAGTGAATGTGTGGGGTAAGCTATTCGCATACAACACAGGCGCAGTGTCAGGCGTATCGCTGCGACTTAAAGGCGTGCAAGTGCTAGAGCTATTAGAACGCGAAGGCGGTGATGATCCATTCAGCGCAACGACAGGCTTTAGCGCTGCAAAGGCACCAAGTGAAGTATCCTACGCAAGCGGCGCGCCTATACCAAAGCGCGAAGAAACGCTAAGCAAATCTGCCAGCGATTTTGATGACGAAATTCCTTTTTAGATTTTAGTTTTGCAAAAGAAAAAACCCCGCCTTATTAATAGGCGGGGCAGTGGCCTGTGAGGAAGCAGGTCTTAGGCAATAAACAACCCAATGACAAAAGAGGAGTTGTGAGGGAATGATACAAGATAATGTAGCTAATGGCAACACAAACACAGCATATTGGGCTGAGCATGCCAGTTTTATCATTGACGCTTACGACTTAAAAAAGACGAGCGCTAATGAATACCACGGGGCCTGCCCAAGCTGCGGCGGCAAAGATAGGTTTTGGATTAGCAATTACCAAGGCGAAATTAAGGTGAATTGCAGGCAGTGCAATGATTTCAAGGGGATAATAAATTTAATGCGCAAAGACGGTCTTTACCCTGAGTTTAAGAAATCAGAAACGCAAGCCAAGGTCACAAAAATCAGCGAAGCTATGTTGCCACAGCCAGAGGAATTGCACCCTTACTTAACTAGAAAGCGCATTAAGCTGCACAACGCAGAAATTGATGGGCCAGACCTTCGCATCCCAATAATCAATAATAAGGGTAAGGTCGTCGGCACGCAGTTTATTGATGAAGACGGCAAAAAGAAATTCAGCTTTCAAATGCCAGTCATTGGCAACTTCACCGTTATAAATGGGCCAATCACAGACTTTGCCTATATCTGCGAAGGGTTTGCTACTGCCGCTGCCGTGGCCGAAGCTACAGGCAAGCCAGCGGTGCATGCGCTAAACGCAGGCAATATCGCAGCAGTATGCAAGTCAATCCAAGAGGTAAAGCCACAAGCGCGCTTGATCGTCGCGGGCGATAATGATGACGCAGGCATAAAGGCTTGCGAAAAGGCTTTTATAGAATGCGGCGTAGAACATGTTTTACCGCCAAACGAGGGGCAAGACTGGAACGATATTTGGTGCGCAAAGGGTGCTGATGCCACGCGTAAACTACTTGTACCGCGCAATATATTAGATGAGGTTGTATTTCCAGAGGATGCAATCGCACAGCTTGCCAGAACTTATATTGTCAAAGGTTGGATCACAGAAAACACAATCAGCGCAGTTTACGGCGCATCCAATGTCGGCAAATCATTCTTTTGCCTAGACCTATCGTGGCACATTGCGGCCAAGCAAAACTGGAATGGGTTTAGGGTAAGCGGTGGCAGCGTGCTTTACCTCGCCACTGAGGGCGGCAATGCTTTTCAAAACAGACTCATTGCGCTGCGCAATAAATACCCAGAGCATAAGGACGTGAAGCTTGCAGTCAGACCATCACCCATTAATCTATATAATGCAGAGGAAGATATTGCCAAGGTTGAGGCCCTAATATCGCAGATCAGCAAAAAGCATGGGCAAGTGCAAATGCTTGTGATTGATACGCTGAGCCGTGCAACGCAGGGGCAGATGGATGAAAACTCAAACAGCGAGGCGGCACGGTTTATCAATCAGCTAGACGCGATTAGGGATCGCACGGGCGTTCATATCATGATCGTCGCGCACTCTGGAAAAGATAGCAGCAAGGGCTTGCGCGGTGCGTCTAGTATTCGGGCGGCGGTGGATACTGAAATTGAGCTATCATATGACATAGATACCCACATAAGAACGGCTAAAGCGACAAAGCAACGCGACATGGAAACGGGCGCAGAATTTTCATTTATACTTGAGCAAATGATTCTAGGTAAAGATGAAGACGGGGATGAGGTATCAACGTGCACAATTAGGCTGGCCAGCGCCGAAGAATTAGAAGACAGCGCCAAGCCACAGATCAAGGGTAAAAACCAAAAGCTATTCAAGCAAGTGTTTTATCAATTGCGCGGTGAGGGCATTGGCTGGCCTAATCCTTCGGGTGCGGGCTGGCCAGAATCGGGAATGTATTGGTGCATCGATGAGGGCGTGCTGCAAGATCATTTCGTTGGCAAGCTTGTGGGGGTTAGCAGACCGCTGCAAACCTACAAGCAAACTGTGACGTCTTTGGTCGCATTAGGGCACGTTTCGGCCAATTCGGGCGCAATTTGGTTTTGCGACAAAAACGGTAAAGTGGGCAAAAGAGGGACAGATGCACCGTTTTAGCAAATCAAGTAAAAACAATGGGTTAAGCTATAGAATCGGGCTAAACCGTGCAAAAACGGGCACAAACCGTGTAAATTGTTGCAAATGCACGGAAGCACGGAAATATATATGAAATATTTCCGTGCAAACGTGCAAGGGTTTTTTAGGGCAGGGTGAAGATGATAATAAAGATAGATTGTGATCTGCAGACGAAAGAAGAGGCAAAAGAAATTGCTAAGGGTATGGGCTACGCTAACAGCATGATGGAAGGGGCTAGGGATGCTCACGCGGCCTTGGCTGAGCTAGTCGTTAATGCGCAGATCAAAGGGACGCTGCGAAACACGTTTGATTTTGATATAGAGACAAAGAACGGCCTACGGGTAGATGTTAAGAATAAAATGATTAGCGGGGAACCGCGCGAATTTTACGAAGTCACAATCATGGCCAGCAACAAAAAGCAAGATTGCGATTATTTGGTTTTTACCATGACGCCAAAAGATGGCTCTTGCGTTTGGATTTGCGGGGGCTACGGAAAGTTAGCGTTTTTGCGTGACGCAAGATTTTGTGAGGCTGGCACGGTAACAGGGTCAAATGAGTTGACATACAAAAGGGATAATTATGTTTTGACCGTTGAGCAGCTAGAAGCTGCCGAAATGGTGCTCCCATGGCTTGCGGGCGATACGCTGCACGAAAAGGATTTGCAGGCGATAGACGTTGCGGCACGACTAGCAACAATCAACAGCCTTGAGGAGCTTGAGGGCTTTGCCAATAGGCGGCGCATGTTTCGCGCAGATTTTCCACCATGGACGGACGAACAACGCGCAATGATTATAGGGCGCAAATATGAGCTAGAAAAATTAAAGAGGGGCAAAAGGAAATGACGCAAACAACACGGCAAAAAATACTCACGCAAGCCGATAAAATATTGCACGGAAAGCGCTCAACGGATTATGGGGGGATTGAGGAGAATTTCGGGCAGATCGCAAGGTTTTGGAATATCTATTTGCAGCGCCGCGAAAAGATTGAAGCGCATGACGTCTGCGCAATGATGGCGTTGCTGAAAATTGCAAGGCTTTCGAATCAACCCGATTGGGACGGCGCGCTTGATTTAGCGGGCTATGCGGCGTGTTATGCCGAAGCGGCGCGATTAGATGCGCCTAGCGACGCGTAGGAGGGGCCATAGAGCCGCTTTGAGGGCTTTCGGGTGTTATGCCCTAGCAAAAGCAAAAAGCCCGCTGAGCGGCGGGCTTAAGCGAAGTTTGGGGATAATTGGCGCGGGCAGGTGCGGGCAAGTGCGGGCTTAATTCATGACGCAAAAGATTGCGAAAAACTCCCTGCGCATTTCTCGCAAAGCTTTGCGGTGTAGCTGAAGCCATGCTCAATTATAGTTGGAATGCCCGCGCGGTTTTCCACGGTTTGACGGCGTGGGTTGCCAATGGTGCGCGTTTTGCGGGCGTAAGAATCGCCCTTATTGACAGGGGCCTTGCACTCTTGGCAAGCAAAGGCTTTACGGGATTTTACAAGTTTTGTCATGGGTTTTTCTTTCGGTTAAATATTAACGGATTTAGCAAAAGCTTTTTCCATATCCATTAGAGAATCAATATCAAAGACTTGCACGCGCATGTTATGACAACCATGCTCTTTAGAAAGTGCTTGCATAACTTTGACCGCCTCTTGGCTTGTCTTTGATTGCGTGTGGAGAATTTGGCTTTTTAGGCCGTTGCTTGCATCGTCACTAGCAATATGCCCCCAAATTATAAATTCTTTTGTCATGGGTTTTCCTTTCGGTTAAAACATGTTGCGAAAATAGCCAGCTTCAAGAAGCATGGTCAAAACACAGATTGCGAAGAATAAAACGCAAGGGATCACAAGGGCGCTCATTGGCATAGCTCATTGATAAACTCTTGCGAAACTTCGCGGCCAACTGTAGAGCCGCCTAAGTATTTGTTGATATGCTTTGTCGTGGTTACGCTGTATTTGCAATCCGTGCGAAACGGGCCTTGCGCGTCATAGCCTGCGACAGGCGTTTGATAAGAAAATAAAACTGTTGCGCAATGGGTTGTCAATTCAGTCATGTTAGAAGCTATTTGATTAATTTTCATGGGGTAAGGTTCCTTTATGTTGCGTGTCATGCGTTGGTGCATGTAACGGCAGCGCCGCGAAGCGCTGCACATAGATGCATCAAACTTCTTTAATTTCGTGCAGGCCGTAGCGCGCGCCTATGATAACCTCAACATTTTTATCAGCGTAGTTAGTGATCGAATAAGCTATCATTGAATTTTTAGGCGTTCTAAATTTGTGACCATCGCAAGCAAGCATAAATTGGGGGTTGCCATTGATGGAGTTTTTCATGCGCTTAACAATTTCAAGCTTTCCAGTGATGCGGGTCATATTGTTCATAAGGTAAGGTTCCTTTATGTTGCTTTGATATTATTATGATATAGTTATGAAATATACTGTCAATAGGGTTTTTGAAGAATAAACGGCTTAAGCGCGCTTTTTATTATATTTTGCAAGGCGCAAGAAAGTTTGGCATGCTTTATCCATGCCATGGGATTTAATGCCAGATTTAAATTGCGACAAAGTAATATTGCGGCCCTTGTCATCATTCAAGGTTATTGCTTCGCATTCATTAGTTGCGCTGCAAGTTATTACTAAAATCCCGTTTAGGTAATCGGCTTGAAAGTTTGCTGTATCTGTAAACATTTGGTAAGTTTCCTTTATGTTTGGGTTTATTTATTGACTAGGTAATTAATAAAAGAGTTGCTTGAATGGTCGCTTATAATTTCATCCGCGGGCCTGTCGTATTCTAATACAATCTGAATCGCGCCCTTTTGCTTGCCAGTTGTCATGTCTAAAAAAACAAGCTCTGAGATATCGACGCTAAAAACCGCGTCGATCAAGTCTTTTTCTTTTCTGTTGTAATCAAGGATGCTATCGCCGTCGAAAGGATCATGCACTTTAATTAGTACAGTCCAATCTTGCTTGGCTTTGCGAATGATCTTGCGGATAACTGATTTTGCTTTGACTTCGTGTAGCATGCGTCGCCCTTTCTGTGTTTACATTATATCACAAAGATATCAGAGCTATATATATAGTCAATAGCAAATCGCAAACAAACTCAAATAAAATACATCCCAAACAAACGCAAAGCTTGGGATTGCACAGGGGCGCGCGCGAATAATACATTTGTGATCGCAAGGCAATACCTTAGTAAAACCCTTGTGATCACAAACGTTTTACAGGGTCGCGCATACTACATCTTGTGCCATGCAATTAGCACATGGGGTAGCTCAGATATTACTTGAGTAATATCAAGGGCTTGGCTTTCATATTACATAATAGTTATTATAGGCGTAGCGCTTAGCCATACATTGAGTGCAACCCAAAGCTTTGCGCGTGGTTTTGCACGGGTTTTGGTCGGATCCCCCCCGTCCCGACCCCACCCCACCCCGTCATTATTATATTACCCTCCCACACCGAAAAATTCTGTGCTATATTTTGATTGAGGTTGCGCGCCCTCCACGCAATCCCTAGCTCCCTCCCTAGCTAGGCCAGTGCGCAACCTCGCCCCATCCCTAGTTGCCTTATTGGTATTATCGGTTTAATATTCATGTGAAATAAAAGTGGAGCATTAATATGGCGGGTAGGCCCTTAGCGAAAAAAGCGTTAGCTGAATTGGAAAGCCGTGGCGGGCCTCAAGCTCTGCAGGAGGCGCTGTTGAGTGGTAAGACCATTCCGCAGATTGCGCGTGAGATTGGGTTGGACAAGGGTTATTTACGCAGACTGCTTTTGAAGAATGAGGCGTATGGTAATGCCATTCGTGAGGTGCAGGAGCAGATTGCAGATGCGCACGCTGATGCAAGTTTTGAGTATTTGCATGATGTGCATACGCGCAGACTGAGTGAGATTGAGCAGGCTATTGGTGGGGATCGTGATATTGCGGAGGCGAATGTAAGCCAAGTTGATCTTGGCATTGCAAAGGGATTAGCAAGTCAGCATAACTTTATTGCTGCGGCTTATAATAAGGCCAAGTATGGCACGGGTAGCCAGCAGAATGTGCAGATTAATATTGGTGACTTGCATCTTGACGCGCTGCGTAAAATGAAGGTGATCCAAAGTGAATGATCTTGCCAAGAATACTATGCTGGATTTTGCCCAGCGTTATCATAAGTCGCCCACGTTGTTTGTTGAGGAGGTGCTTGGCGTAAAGCCGCTGGATTATCAGGCTGAGTTTTTGGAGGCGATTGCTAGGGGTGAGCGTAAGATTAGTGTTAGGTCTGGGCATGGTACTGGAAAGTCTACGGCTGCATCTTGGGCAATGCTTTGGTATTTGTTGTTGCGGTTTCCGAATAAGGTTGTGGTAACTGCGCCCACTTCGAGTCAGTTGTTTGATGCGTTGTTTGCTGAGTTGAAGCGTTGGATTAATGAATTGCCGCCTCACTTGAGTTCTATGTTGAATGTGAAGTCGGATAGGGTTGAGCATGCGTCTGCTTCGTCTGAGGCGTTTATTTCGGCCAGAACATCACGCGCCGAAACGCCAGAGGCATTGGCTGGTGTTCACTCTGAGAATGTTATGTTAGTTGTGGATGAGGCTTCTGGTGTGCCTGAGCAGGTGTTTGAAGCTGCGGCTGGGTCTATGTCTGGCCATAATGCTATTACTATTTTGCTGAGCAACCCCACGCGGTCTAGCGGTACGTTTTATGAAAGCCAGACGCGGCTTGCTGGCAGTTGGTGGACGCGGCGCTGGTCGTGTGTTGATAGCCCGCTTGTGAGTGATGATTTTGTTGATGAGATGCGTGCGCGGTATGGTGAGGAAAGCAATGCTTTTCGCATTAGGGTATTGGGTGAGTTTCCGCTGGCCGATGATGATACGATTATTCCGTTTCATTTAGTTGAGTCGGCAACGCATCGGGATATTGAGATAAGTGAAGATGCGCAGTCTGTGTGGGGTTTGGATGTGGCAAGGTTTGGTTCTGACAGCACGGCGCTGTGTAAAAGGAGTGGATCGGTTGTAACGGAAATGCGCAGTTGGCGTGGATTAGATTTAATGCAGACTGTTGGTCGGGTTGTTGCTGAATATGAATCGTTGCAGCCTAGTAAGCGGCCAAGGGAGATATTGGTTGATAGTATTGGGGTTGGTGGTGGTGTTGTGGATAGGTTGAGGGAGTTAAATTTGCCTGTGCGTGGGATTAATGTGTCTGAGGCCCCCAGTATGGGTGGGACTTATCTTAATTTGCGCAGCGAACTTTGGTTTAAGACTAAGGCGTGGTTTGAAGATCGTGGGTGTAAGTTGCCTAAGAATGATCAGCTTATCTCTGAGTTGACTAGCATTCGTTATAGCTTTACTAGCTCTGGGAAAATGAAGGCTGAGAGTAAGGATGACATGCGTAAGCGTGGCTTGGCCTCACCTGACTTGGCCGACGCTTTGTGTTTGAGTATGGCGAGTGATGCGGCCACGGCGCTGAGTGGAAAGTTTAGCAATTGGAAGGGTGAAATCCGTAGGAATTTGCGCGGTATAGCCTAAGAAAATAAAGTATGTTATATTGCGGCAAAGATAAGAAGGGTAAGATTCAATGGCCATTAAACCAAAAAAAGATAAACCTGCGCAGACCAAATCTTCATCTAGCGAAAGTAAGCCTGATGTAGTTGAGCGCAGCGGTGGGTTGGGTGGTGGCAAGGGCGCTGCACGAAATGCTGCAAAGTATGAAAAGTCTACTGCTGAGCAGCGCGCCAAATCTAACTCTGATGGTCGCTACGGTTATTTTGATGATGAATTAAAGACTTACGTCCCTGCGCGCATTGATATGCAGAATGGCGGCGGCGCTGACATGTTTGGTAATGAGTTTAAGGGGCACCCTATTTACAGTACGTTGTTGAATGCGCTTGGTGTAAAGCCGTATGGCTCTGAGCGTGAGCGTCCATACGGCGGTGCATACCAAGCCCCAGCTATTGCACAGGCTATGAATAATTCTAACCAAGGTGACGGCGCAGCAAGACCAGCGGCGGCGGCGGCGGCACCACAGCAAGCTGGCCCAGCGGATTTTTATGGTCTGCAAGGCAACCCAGCTATGAATGGGCAAATGTCTATGGGTAGTTACAATGCAACCGACATGAATTTAGGTTCTGGCATGCAGCCCGCTGGGGCCCAACAATCTTCGCCTATGGATTTTTACAATCTTCAAGGAAATCCTGCTATGCAGGCCCCGCAATCTTCGCTGCAATCTAGCTTTGCACCGTATGTGCCGCCCGCTGGTACAAATGTTGTAACGGCAGGCGCAATGCCACCTAGCACCACTGGCGCTGGCGCACTGGGTTCTGTACCTATCCCAGATTATGGAATGCCTACACAAGCCGCTCCACAAATTGATCCAAATACGCCCAATACTCCGCCAAAAAATATGAGTGAGCTAAGGTATCTTAGCTGGCTTCGCAACCAAGGCGGCGCGATTAACGTTGATAAAATGAGCCCAGAAGGGTTGCGCATTATGTATCAGAATTACCAAAACAGCCCGATGTTTTAATATTAGCAAGCATGATGCTAAGAAAGCTGGAATAGAATAAATGGCAATTACAACATACGCAGAGCTACAGACGGCTATCGCAAACTTCTTAGATCGTAGTGATTTAACGTCGATTATTCCTACGTTCATTGATTTGTGCGAAGCTGACATGAGCCGTAAAATTCGCCACTGGCGTATGGAGCAGCGCAGCACGGCTGAGCTAGACACGCAATATTCTGCATTGCCTGCTGATTTTCTTGAGCCAATACGTTTAAGCATTACTGGTAACAGCACTTATACGCTTGAGATGGAAAGCCAAGCGCAAATGTCTAACAGACGTATGCAAAACTTGGATACTGGTGGTCGCCCACGTTTTTATGCAATGACTGACGGTAAGATTGAGGTTTATCCATCACCTGACGCGACATATGAGTTGGAGATGGTGTATCACGCCAAGATACCAGCGCTTGCAGATGATGCGACATCTAATTGGGTTTTATCATATCACCCTGATGCGTATTTGTATGGTGCATTGATCCATTCAGCACCATATTTAGTTGAAGATACTCGCACGCAAATTTGGTCTGCGTTGTATCAAAGCGCCGTTGATGGTATAAACATTGATAATGAAAAAGCGAAATTTGGTGGTTCTGGCCATCGCATGAAGATTAGGAGCTACTAATGTCGCTAACGAATACATTTGAAACAACGACGCTGACGTGGCTGTTGACCGCTAACAGCGCCACACGCCCCACTGCGTGGTACATTGGCCTATTCACGGCTGCGCCCAATGATACGGGCGGCGGCACTGAGGTGTCTGGCACTGGCTACGTCCGCGAGGCGGTTACATTTACCGTGACTGGCGATACGGCCTCTAATAGCGCAGCCGTTGAGTGGCCCGTAGCTGGCGGATCGTGGGGAACGATTACGGACTTGGCAATCTTTGACGCGGTGACTGCTGGCAATATGATCGGCTACGCCACGCTGACATCGGCCAAGACCATTGCAACGGGCGATGTATTCCGCATTCCATTGGGCGATCTAGACGTCACACTTGATTAAGGGGTTAGGCAATGGCAACCATCGTCACCCGCGCAG